AAAACTGGTCATTTCGGAATCGGTGCCAAACCATTGGTTTTTAGCTTGCCACTCAACCGCTTTCTTGTCGGGTTTCGGAACTTGTTGTTGAGGCATATACTGTTGCTGGGGAGCCTGTGGCACTGGTGTTTCCGGCATCTGCGCATTAAATTGTTCAGCGCTTGCCTGATCCATCGTTGCTCTGGTCAGTTGCTCCTGTGCGGCAACCATTTCTTCAGTGTTGCCTTGTTCATAAGCCTCTTTGTATTTTTGCTGGGCAGCTTGCTTGGCAAAACCTGCTCTCTCTTCAGCTTGCTTGCCGATGTATTCCTGCCCGTTTACAATCAAGCCGTTAAGACGGTCATTCTCCGCTTTTACCCTCTGGGCATAAACAATCGCCTCATCGCGGAGTTTTTCAGATTGTTCCTTTTGCCGCCTTTCATCATGGCTCTTGGCGGTCAGTTGATCAATTCGCCATTGAGCTGTCTTGTCCACATTGAGAATTTCTTCATCAATAGAACCATCTTTAACATCTTCGGCAAAAACTTTTTCTTTCCTTACCGGTTTGGTTTCAGCATCATCAATGATTTCTATATCAAGTTCACCTTGGGTTTCAGCTTCCTCATCTGGTTTTAAACCAACTTTGGACTTCACTCCCAAGAATTTTTCTTCGTTGCTCATTCCTGAGCTTTCTGTATCAGTCATATCTTTTCTATTCCTCTGGGGTCATCAACCACCGCTTCAATATTATCATCATTAAGAAGTCGGAACTCCTTGCCACGAATTTTAATGCGAGTGCCACTGAAAGCACGAAACAGAACAAAATCGCCTTGCTTACACCAAGGACCAGTAGGAAATCTGTTTTCATCTTTGTAGCAATCGGGTCCCATCTTTAGAACAAATCCAACTATCGTGGAGACTTCCTCACTCTGCAAGGTTTCTTGCGCTTTCAGGATTCCCCCTTCGGTCTTCTTTTCTTTTTCCGGGATTGTAATCAGGATTCGATATCCTGTAGGTTCGGGCAACTGAGTTGCTTCTTTTTGTTCTCTATCAATATCGAGAGCAGTTTCCATAACCACCTCTTTGCGTAAAATTATTAAGGGTTTTACGACCCCCTGCGGCATTATACCGAATTTAGAGCCGTTCCAGTTCCTCGATTATATCCAAGAACTCGCGCTCTGCGAGGGCTAAGCCCTCAATCACACCAGCTTGATGTTTATACTCATCAAAACTGGCACAACTTCCTGTAGCAACATTATCGGCTTTAACATTCAACAGCTCACGAAGTTTCTTCTTAAACTTGTCAACCAGAAGGTCGCCAGTAAAATCACTACTCGCCATCATTATTACCAGATGTTATATCAGTTGCAAGCCTTGATGCAATTTCTGCGGCTTTGATTGCCTCTTCACTGCTAATCTCATCTCCCTTCACCTTAGCCTCGAGTACATCACTGATCAATTTCTGTTCCATGCCGGACTCGGCAATCTTCTCTTGTGAACGAATGCGCTCAAGTTCAATGGCATCGCGGGCTTGCGACTTCTGCATATCGATTTGGGCATCAATGGTATCAGCCTGCGCCTTACGCTGCACTTCGGCTTCCTTGATGTCCAATTCTCGTATTTTGGCTTGCACCAATGGATCTTGCATTTGTTTTTGTATTCGTTGTTGTTCGATTTCCATTTGATGCTTTTGCAATAATTTTTCCGCAGCATCGGCAACCAGACCCGATAATCTCTTTTCGATTGATTCCGGCAATGGTTCGCCCAGTGGTGGCAGTTCGGTGCCTAGTTCCTGTTCAATCTCATTACGATACAAGAAGGCTAGATGTTCCCTGATGTGTGCTTCAACGGCTGCCCTCAACAACTCCATGCCCTGCGGGTTGTTCTGTCCCATCTGCGCCAGTTCGGGGTCTTGGATGGCTGCCATGTGCACCTTGATGTGTGCCTCTTGGTCTTGATACTCAAAGGCTTTCACTGGTTCCCCGTTGATCATGCTCATGTTCTCACTCACGGGATCAGCAGGTTTAATGTCGTTTTCAAGCGGGATAATCTTGTCAGCATCATGAATGCCGAGGGTATTCAGCATCTGCCTGTGTAATTCTGGCAGGTTATACATCTGTGGTGCCTGCTGTGCCAATTGCAGTGCCGCCTGATACTGCATGATGCGTTGTGCCATCGTTGCCGAGTTCGGATCGGACACCGGCATTACATCAACACGGTCATCGAAGTCTTCCATCTTGATTTCAACATCTGGGTCAACTTCGTATGGATATGAGGGTGAAGTGAAATCTTTGATCACATTCACCAAAATATTAAATTCTTGTCGCATGGACGCATGGAGCCTTGCTTGGATTGCACTCATCACTTTCATGGCTCGCTCCAAAATAGCCAAGGTAGTTCCCACTGGTGCTTCCTGTTTCATATCGGTGACGTTCATGTCAGAGGCGCTGGTAAAGCGTCTGCCTTCCTCAACGATATTGCCCAACAGTTGATACAGCACTGTCGAGGGTTCTTTGTAGGGCAGGAATGAAATGTTATCCCGAATAGCGCCACCGGGAATATCCACATCCCTAAATTCGCCCGGCATGATCGGAGTGTCATCGCCCTTGATCCTAAGCCCTCTGGCTTTCAATCCACCCGGCAGATTCGATAAGGTGCCTGCATCCACTAACTGTCTGAGTAATGAGGTGGCTGATTTTGCCAATCCACCAATCAAATGCACCAGACCAAAACCATAAAAACCTAGTCCCGGTAAATACTGGTAGTGAGCATAATGCTGTCGCATCATGCGGGTTTCATCGCCTTCATACCAATTCCTGCGAATCGCAAGAATGGTAGAACTTGAAAGATCAATGGTAACCACATAAGGCAGCGCCACTCCGGTAGGTTCGCCCATCTCATCGGTATCCTCAAGACCCTCAAGGTCCAAATTGACCATCATTTCCAGCAACGTATAACGATTGTCGAAGTCATAGGCTGATCGATCACCGGTCAGTTCATCATATTTCTTCCTGATATCATCAGGATCGGGAGAGGCATCAGGGAGATCAACATCACGATAGAACCCGGATACCTGTAATTTACGCACATCATTGGCGTTTTTCTTCATCACATGGGTAGCCCGATCCGCCATCTGCAAGTCGGTTGCCCCATAGGAAACAATAAAATCTTCTGCGGGCACGAAAATAGCACAGGGTCGATCCATATTAGGATCATAATAAACTTTTCTGAAAGCTGATCCCGCCAACGGCAATGAGAACAACAGCTTCTCGGTCTCAGTCCTATATTCGGTCATCCTGTCGGTCAACAGGTAATTCATGTAATCCTGAACCCGTCCTGCCTGTTGTTCTTTCTCAGGGGTAATACGACCTAAAATCTTGGTGTTTACCGGACCAGCTGCCGGAAATATCTCGGTAATGGCTTGGCTCTGGAAACGCACCACAGCTTCGGTCAGCATCGGGTGAAACACTCCACAGGCTCCGGGCCAAGGTAAGGTTCGGTCTTCGAGCTTCAAGCCAAGCTGATCCAAACCCTTGATATAGGTTTCTTCCCAGTCTCCTCTTGAATCACGGTCTCCCTGATATTGTCCGATCAACTCGGAAGAAAGTTTATGTAAAGATCTTTCATCCATCTCTTCGGCAAGATTATTAAAAAAATCGCTATTCGGTTCAAAAGCATTGGGATCAAGATCAATCAGCATTCCGCCATCTTCGGTCTCGGTGCCCATACCATTGGAGCCTTCTATCTCAACCTGCACACTTGCTTCTAGTTCCCCCTCTATCGGGGTTGCTGGGATTATTCGTTCAATTGCCATAAATTAGTAAAACTCCGCTTTGGTTGGAAAAAATGGTTCATCTTCTTCATCACTGTAAAGGCTGACAAATCCCCCTTGCCTGAATCTCAACAGGGCTTGGGTGCTGGAGTCAACCAAATCATCATGTTCGGCATTGGGGAAAGCGGCAAACTCCTCAATCACTTCATCTGCCCATCTTGTCTCCGGTGCCCAGACCACGCCCGTGGCAAATAAATCCGCTACCGCATTGACCCTTGCAATCTTGTCGTTGCCCCTTGAGGGACTGAACTCCGATACCGGAATACCCATCTGCCGCAATTCAAAAATAAGCGGGGTACCCGCAGCTTTCGCCTCCACCACAAAGGCATCAGGTTCATATTGCTGCCACATCTTGTAGGCAACCTTCTTCAGTTCTGGAAACTCCATGCGTTCCTTGAAAGCATCCAAGAGGATTAGATTCGGGGCTTTCATGCCCTCCTCGTTATCCATGTAGAATACTCCCCATGTGGTACAAGCCGAGTAGTCGGCTCGTTGGGTTTTCAGGAAAGCAGTATCCCATGACTGAATTAAAAATTCACATTTCGGTGGTGAGTCCTGTTCCCAGCGTTTCCACCATTCCCGCTTCACCAGAGCGCCTTCTTCGGCACTAGGGTCTTGTTGATATTGGGCAGACCATTTCGAGACCGGTAATTCTTCCTTCAGGGACTCCAGTTCTTCCAGCTTCCAGAAGCCGGGCCACAGAGACTTGCCAGAAGGCAAAATAGCAGGAAATTGAATTACCCGCCATTCTTCTCCGCCACGCTTGATGCTGGTTTTCAGCAAGCTGCCGGTTAAATCCTTTTGGTGCCAACGGGTCATGACCACTATGATCGAACCACCGGGTTGCAATCTCTGGCGTGGACCTGAGGTGTACCATTCAAATGTCTTGTCAAATACCCTTGGATCGGCACTGGCTCCTTCCTGTTCGGAATGGGGATCATCGATGATCAATAAATCAGCACCTTTACCTGTCACTGCACCACCAACACCGATAGCGAAATACTCGCCACCCTTGTTGGTATTCCAGCGTCCTGCGGCTTTTGAATCGGCTTGCAGGCTAACTTTATCAAAAACTTTCTGATAATCTTTCGAGCCTACCAAGTTACGCACCTTTCTGCCAAAGCCCACTGACAGCTCGGCTGTATGTGCGGTCTGAATAACCTTGCCATCCGGTTTCTGCCCCAAGAACCATGCGGGCAATAAATAGGAGGCAAATTCACTCTTGGTATGACGCGGGGGCATATTGATGATCAGTCGCTTCAAATCACCCTTGATCACCCGTTCAAATTCTTTGGCAATGATTTTGTGGTGATCGCCCTGAATGAAGGCGGGCCACATGGACTTCACAAAAAATAGGAAATCATTCTGGCAGTTTTCCTTGACCTTTGCCTGTTCCAGCGCTTCCAACTGGTTGAGCAATGCCACCTTCTCCTCATAGGAGAGGGCATCAATCTTCTGTTCGGTTTGCTGGTTGATCTGCATTACAATCTCGATACATCCAAGCCAAAGGGCAGTTGACCGCCAGAGCGCCAATGGTAAGGGGTTTTGGCACTGATCACCTCACCCTTCTTAATCTTAACCACACGCAAATCATCGGGAGTTATGTTTCTGCCAGAGCGAACAATATCCTCAATGCTGCCCGGCTTCAGATACATCTTCTCAATATTGGCAATGGCTTCTTCCAGATTCACGGCTTTGTTGCTGCCCGGAGCAATATTAATTCTGGAATGGGCTTCCTGAAACTGTTTACCGCCATGACCTCCAGACCTTTCCTTGCCCAAGCCTTTTAAGGTGGGGGGATGGTCGGAAATCCTTACGGCAATATTAGCGGTTTTATTGGGACCCAAGCCAACATCTTTGTTGATAAGAAAATACTTGGATTGGCTGCCTTGCGGAGTTGGAGCACCACCAATCATCCTGTTTTTTGTAGCATACTGCCTAAACACATCCGCAGTCAGATCAACCTGTTGCTGTAACCCCTTCTGGCTGGGGCTTATATACTCCATCACTTGAGTGTTCAACGGTAATTCTCGATCACCTACCCTAACAATATCACTGGACTCAAAGCGCGGATTCTTCAAGACGCTCTCCCGAAACTTTCTGCCGCGCAGTATTTGCTTGGCACCGCCCTGCGCCATCTTGCCGCTTTTGGAAAGTATTTTCATCGAAGCCCCTAGAGGCGCACCAAGCCCACTAAAGATTAGGGCATCGCCCAAGGCTCCCACTCCTTGCAGACCGGCTCGTCCAAACTCGCCAGACTTCAGGTTCTGTAACATACTGACACTGTTCTCGTCAGGATACATGCCCAAGGCATCCAATACTCCAGCGCCCGGTGCAAAATAACCGGCAGTGGTTGCCAACGATTTTATTCCTTCAGCCATTCCTGTACCTGTTCAAGTAGTGTTTCCTCCGTTCCATAGCGTTTTTCAAATTCTTTCTTGTAAGGGTGACGGGATACACACTTCGTGGTATTTATGCCGGAACGGTGATGATTCCAACAAAGTGGTATTGTCAGGAAATGCGCTCCCGTCTTGGTCTTGCCGTCCAGATGGTGTGGTTCACAAGGAGAGACCACTCCCATCTCATTGCGGCAGACAATGCATCCAAGCTGACAGATCAGGTCTAGCCATAGCTTTTCCATCTTGTTAGGGGTGCGACCCTTCACTTGATATGGAATCCCATGTAGAGAAGGAAAAACAATAAAATCTTAAATACCACTTTCATATTATCACCTAGTATATTACCAGTACTGTAATTACCAGTACCCAGTAAGTACCCTTAAACTAAAACCTTAGTAAGAATACAGCCTGTATATTACTAGCTGGTATCTTACTAGAGACAGTACATTCACCGAATTATAGTATTTAACACCCCTTCACAGTTTCTTGTCAAGTGATTTCTGCGTTAAATCTGTGGGTCTGACAGTACGACGACCTTTCTGTACCAACAATCCTTTAGTCACCAGCCCTCTTATCAAAAAATGAATCTGACCGGGACTCTTTAACTGTAAGCCTTTGGCAATCTCCTTATAAGTAGGAGCGCAGTAATGATCCTGCCAGTAACTGCGTACAAACTCCAATAATTCCTTTTCCCTAGTAACCATCCTGTTAATATACCATTACTATAGTACTTATACCTTAATCAAAACCTTTAGTTCAACCCTGCCAGTCCCTAACTTTTACCCTTCTTTTACCCCGCCTGTACCTAGCCTGTACCTATACCTACCTTAGTGCCTCGGAAAACCTTTGCCGGTGGGCAATACAGAAGATGGCTTGGACAAGATTCTCAAAAATATATAAAAAATTTTTTAGACAAAGGGACTCCTTGGGCACTTCCTTAATTCATAAGGGTAGATGATAGCATAATGACAGCATAAATAAAAACAAAAGGGGGTAGGGTTCGTAAAAACTAAGAATCAAGTGAGTGGATTACTGTTCGGGGTTGTTCGGCTACTTTATTTGCAAAAGGGGGGGGTGTGGGTAGGGGGGGTAGCTAGTTGGGTAGGTAGTCTTTTAGGGGTGGGGTGAAACTGCGGAGATTGTCTAATGGAGTGCCTATGATCTGAGATAGTCTCATGGTGATACCATTCTGATATGCCTACTCATTACTCAGGATTAGTTTCAGTTTCTCTTTGATCTCGGATTCTAACTCGACACTACTCTTATTGTTGTTCACTGTTACGTTCACTTTGCTATCAGGATTGAATATGTCTATGTCTCTATGCCTGCCTAACATCTCTAATGCCTTTAGCCTTGCCATAACATGCTCGTTCTTTGTTTCCTCTACTAATCTCTCCACAATATAGCGTGAGAGAGAGAGTGCTGTAGTTAGTGAATTAGACTCTTTCTGCTTGGTTAATGCACCTACTCTTGAGGAC